TTAAGGTATGTCTTCTGATTGTTGTTAACAACCACAATCGCCTCTAAAAAAATAAGACACCGAATCCGGTCGGAGAGACCGGATTCGGTCTTCTGGCATTCTAGGTATAAGCTGTGCCTGTACGTGTTTGGAGGGCATTCATGGCGCGACCATCTTCAGTACAAGGTCTTTGCGCAGCCACCGGGGCTGCTTTTGCTGACTTGCTTCTACCCTGCTCCTTTTGTTTGCGCTTTCTCACTTCTGTAGAGAAATCTCTTTTCGATGCTTACCCTTTGCAGTTGCAATGGAAACAGGGCTGTGCTTTTGGGTGCTGCCAGAGCTGCATACGAAAATGTGCTTTAGTTGAACGTGCATGCTATTTTCAGAGAAAAGTGACAGACTCTGAAGTTGCTGGTTTGTTGGAGAGAGTAAGGGAGGCATGTGTTAGGTGTGGCTATTGCATGAGAGCTCTTGGACCTCCCGACAAAATCCAGTGCTGCCTCGAAAGAGACCTGGACCTTATCAGAGGAAAGGTTAGAGGACGCTGTGGTCTTTGTCGCCTTTCGGTGGAAGGATGATTGGGCAAGCACCCACCATTAGTGACATTGTGCTGACAGAGCAGCCACCTGAAACGGTTGATCTTCGTTGCTATGAGCAAATGCCTGGTGAGGAGGAGGAGGTGGAGTCCCAAGCGCGTGATTTATACAGGGTGTCTTCCGACTGCGGCCTCTGTGGCAGCGGGGTGAGGTTCGCCTGCCTTGCAGGCGGCGAAGACATCTCGCATCTCCGAAGTCTTCTCACCAGAGTACAGGTTGTTTGCGTGACCTGTGTAAAAGAACAGAAGCTTAATCATGGCGGATAAAAAAGGTACTGATGGTGAAGATCTAAGTGATTGGGTGTTGGTTGAAGCTGACTGTAGTGATTTAGAGGAGGAAATAGAAGATTTATGTGATGAGACTGCAAGTGACATTTCTGACTTAGTAGATAATGCTCCTGTAAACGACTGCCAGGGACTTTCCCTGCAACTGTTTCGCCTACAGGAGCAAAAAGAATCGGATGAGCAGTTGCAACAACTAAAACGAAAGTATATTGCTAGTCCTGATAAAGCTGTTCTTAGTTTAAGTCCGCAGTTAGAGGCTGTTAGCATTTCTCCGCGGACGTCTAAAAAAGCTAAAAAACAGCTGTTTTGCGATGACAGTGGAATAGATTTACAACATGAAGCTGACGGTACTGTTGAACAGGGGCAAATCCAGGTAGAGGCTTCCACAGAACATGACCGTGAAACTGTAACGAAGGGTGGTGGGGAAAATGGCGCAGAGGTGTTGTTTAGAGCTAAAAACAGTCGCGTGTTTGCCTTGGGAAAGTTTAAGGAGACTTATGGTCTTAGTTTTATGGATCTAGTTCGGGTGTTTCAAAGTGATAAGACGTGCAGTCTTGACTGGGTTGTATGTGGCTTATACATGAATCCGGAAAGGTCCGAGGCTGCAAAGGTGCTGCTACAAGATCACTGTGCCTATATTTTTTTTACTCAAGTTGGTATTGCGGCTCTCATGCTGCTTTGTTTCAAATATCAGAAGAGTAGGGAAACGGTAATGAAGTTGCTGACAAAGTTATTTGACTGTTCAGCACAACAAATATTGGCCGAGCCTCCAAAAACTAGGAGCACTGCTGCAGCGCTGTACTGGTATAAGAAAAGTCTGATTGCTGGCGCATTTACTTTTGGCGCGTTTCCTGAGTGGATAGCCAAGCAGACGTTGATAAATCACCAATTGGCCGCAGAAAAGCCTTTTGATCTATCAGCCATGGTTCAGTGGGCGTATGATAACGATCTATATGAGGAGTGTGAAATTGCTTATCAGTACGCTTCTCTTGCTGACACAGAGGAAAATGCAGCAGCATTCTTGAAATCAAACAGCCAGGCCAAGCATGTCAGAGATTGTGCTACAATGTGCAGATATTATAAAAGGGCAGAAATGCAAAGGATGACCATGTCAGAGTGGATTTCTAGGCAGTGTAAAAGTGCACAGGGAGACGGAGACTGGAAAGACATTGTAAAATTTTTAAGATACCAAGACCTAGAGTTTACATCTTTTTTGAGTGCATTTACAAAATTTTTGAAGGGTGTCCCCAAAAAAAATTGTCTAGTCTTCTGGGGACCTCCCAATACTGGGAAATCGATGTTTTGCATGAGCCTCATGCAGTTTCTGAAGGGAAAGGTGCTCTCTTTTGTGAATAGCAAAAGTCAGTTTTGGCTGCAGCCTTTAGCAGATGCAAAAGTAGCATTGCTGGATGATGCCACTGCCCCCTGCTGGACTTATTTTGACACCTTCTTAAGAAATGCTCTGGATGGCAATCCAATTTGTATAGATGCAAAACACAAAGCCCCCTATCAGGTGAAGTGTCCACCTCTGATGGTGACCACCAATGTAGATGTAATAGGGGATTCGCGCTGGCCATATTTGCGCAGCAGGCTTTCTGCATTTTGCTTTGCTACTGAATTCCCTTTCAAGGAGGATGGGTCGCCTGGCTTCTGTTTAAGTGACCAGAGTTGGGCCTCTTTTTTCACAAGGTTTTGGAGCCGGTTAGAGTTAAGTGACCTTGAAGACGAGGGGGAAGATGGAGAATATCAGCAAGGCCTTAGACTCTATACAAGAGCAACTTCTGACTTTATATGAAAAGGACAGTGCAGACCTGACTGATCAAATTGAGCACTGGCACCTCAACAGGAGGGAGCAGACCTTGTACCATTATGCTAGGAGACAAGGGTGGATGAGGATAGGGATGAACCCGGTTCCGTCTCTGGCTGCCTCCCAAAGTAAGGCAAAAAGTGCAATAGAGCAGGAGCTACTCCTGCAAAGCATGCAAAAGTCTGCTTTTGCCCGTGAGCCCTGGACCCTCTCGGATACTAGCAGGGAGCGGCTGTTAACAGAACCAGCGTACTGTTTTAAGAAAGGGGGTCGTCAGGTAGAGGTCAGGTATGATAACGACCGGGATAACACCTCCAGACATGTGTTATGGGATTTCATATACTTCCAAGGTGACAATGACGAATGGCATAAGACACCAGGAAGGTTAGATGCAAGGGGTCTATATTACATGGATGGAAAAGTAAAGACTTACTATGTGGACTTTGAGGAGGAGGCCAAGAAATATGGCAAGACAGGGACCTATGAAATATTGAATAAACTGACAACACCTGTTCCCACCAGTACCTCCTCACCCACCGGACCCCGAGACTCCCCTGGGTCGGGGTCTGCCGCATCCACCGGGGTCACGCCCAAGAAACAAACGCCAGGCAAGAGGAGAGGACCTCTTCGATTCACCTCTCCTAAAGGACCCAGACCAGGAGGATTCCGACGAGGAAGAGGACGAGGACAAGGAGAACTACCTGCCCCCGCGCCCGGGACCATTACCCCCCCGTCTGCGGAAGAAGTTGGAAAAGCGTCTGAAACAGTTCCAAGAGGGTCTACAACAAGACTTGGGAGACTTCTGCTCGACGCTCGGGATCCTCCCTTACTTGTTCTAAAGGGAGATCCTAACTCCCTTAAATGTGTTAGGTATAGGCTCAAGGGGAAATATTCTTCTCTTTTCTGTTGGGTCAGTACCACTTGGTCCTGGACGGCTTCCACAGGCACTGCTCGCTGGGGAGGGGCTCGCATGATCCTCACCTTCAAAGATCTTGAGCAGAGGGAGGTGTTTGTGAAAACTGTCAAGCTCCCCAAGTCGGTGCAATTTTTTCGGGGTTCTTTTGATGATTATTAGTAGAGAGCCTATACGGGTGTTGGTGTGTGGGTGGTGGTGGGCAACCAAAAAAAAGTAAGTAAACGGGGTCACACAGATAATAGTCAGCCAACAGTCAAGTTAGCATGTAGTTTTAAGGCGTGTTCTTTAGTCCACATAGTCCAAGGATAAGTCCAGTCCATCTTTATAAACCATCTTTCTTAGTCAGTCCAACTCTACATAAGTCTTCAGTTAGTAAAGTCTCCTCTTAAAGTCTCCATGTACTCATAGGACGATAGGTATGGCACATAGGATATAAGGATAGGATAAGCTAAGTTTTAGGCTGTTAAGTGGGAGTGGGTAGTTTATAGAGTATAGACATAAAATAAGTTTTTAAGCCAATAGTCAAGATACAAAGGGGTCCAAGCCAGCAACAACACAACAACCGTTGTAAGTTTAACACAGTTTAAGTCTACACACTAGAATAGTTGATAAGATAGAAGTAGGTTTTTTTAAGTCCACGGTTTCCACTGTTTATCTTAGTAGTAGTAGTACAGTTCTCACAAATAAGACTGCATTTATGTACTTATATTTCATAGCACAAAAATGTTTTTTAGTTGAAGATGCTTAATTTGGAAAATCTACTGTACCAGCTCCAAAAACAGTTAAGCTACCACAGACAATACAAACAGCTGTCACCGCACACATTCTGATTATCTTTTACTACGCTATGTGTGAATGTCATGTCATGAATGTCTCTGTATAGCATTTGATATGTGTTATCTTTTGTAATTTTTATCTCATGAACAACAACAAAACAATATACTCTGGCACCATGCTCCAAACTCTGTGAACGAACGATCAACCACTTGTAACAAACACTCTTTTTAACATACAAAACTTCACCTTTGACAATCAGTCCCTTTTCGCAAAATATCAGTCAGTTCAGTAGCAGCAGCAAAACTGTAAAAAAGCAAGACATCTGTAACAAACTGATAGTGAAATCTCTGTAACATCAAGAACCTATTACCATCTGTTGTAACCATCTGTTGTAACATCTGCATACTGTTGTAACATCTGCATAACGTGAAAAGCTTTCTCTCGATCAAGTTCTTTTTTGTTTATATAGGAGGAAATTCACACCTTTTGGAACCAGCACCAACTGCTCTTGTACATTAGCTCCCTCCCTGGTCACTTGTCCTCCAACCTCCTCCCCCAAATATAACTGGTCTCTCTCTCGGCCCAGGCCACTGTCCTTCCCCCCTTGCTCATTGTCCTAGCGTATATCACCAAAAAAAGGACCCTGCTTACGCATGCTTTCAAAAAGGCAAAAACGTGCAGCCCCAAAAGATATTTACCCACAATGCAAGATATCCAACACCTGCCCGCCCGACATCCTGAATAAAGCTGAGCAAAACACGCTTGCAGATAAAATTTTAAAATATGGCTCTGCTGGTGTTTTTTTGGGGAGTCTGGGTATTGGGACGGGGCGTGGGACCGGGGGATCCTTGGGCTATGTGCCATTAGGCTCTGGACAGGGGGTGCGTTTGGGGACTCGGGTGACTACAGTTAGGCCCACCCTGCCTGTGAGTAGTGTAGGCACTACAGATGTAATCCCTGTGGACGCTGTGGATCCTTTGGGGCCTGCAGTGCTTCCAGGCAGAATTTTTCCAACAGCTGTAGAAGATCCTGTCACTATTCAGCCCCCTAGATTTCCCTCTGTGGTGGACGAACCTGTAACTGTCTCCACACCCGCCACAGAGGTAGAGTTCACAACACCTAAGGTGACCACAGATGCACAGCCTGCAGTGCTGGAAGTTGTCCCTGAAACCCGAGAGCCCAGAATTTTGTCCAGGACTCAATACAGTAATCCAGCCTTTGAGGTGTCCCTGACGGCTTCTGCAGGGTCTGGGGAAACATCTGCCTCGGACCATATTCTTGTAGATGCATTTTCAGGGGGACAGGTCATAGGTGAGCAGATACCCCTGCAGGAACTGGGTACTAGGTCATTCTCCACAACTATTGAGGAGGAAACCACTTTTACAACTAGTACACCTAGGACAGAGGCTATTCAGCGACCGTCCAGGGTCTTCACATCCAGGCGGCTGCAGCAGGTTCGGGTGCAGGACCCCACTTTCTTAAGTCATCCGAGGTCACTGGTAACCTTCCAAAACCCAGTATTTGATGAGTCAGTAGACTTGCTGTTCGAACAAGACGTGGCGGAGCTAGCTTTGGCAGCTCCAAATGAAGATTTCAGGGACTTGGTGTCTCTCTCCAAGCCCTACTTTTCGCGCACGCAAGAGGGTAGAGTGAGGATAAGCAGGCTAGGTACCAAAGCCACTATGCGTACGCGGAGTGGTCTTGTTATTGGTCCACAAAGCCATTACTATTATGACCTTAGCGATATAGCTCCTGCAGAAAACTTAGAATTAACCCCCATAGGCGACATGTCTTTGGGAGAGCAATCTGGGCAAGCCGTCATTTCCTCTGGCACGAGCGACATGGAGATTATAAGCTTGGGAGGTAGCACAATAGACTCTTACCCTGAGGAGTTTTTACTTGACGAGATCGAATCCGTTGCCAATGATTTGCAGCTGGTAATTGGAGACAGACGGGCGCAGCAACCGATTTCGGTTCCAAACTTGCAAAGGCCTAGCCCGCAGGTGTTCCCAGAGTTTGAAGGCGTGCATGTGAGTCAGGGCAATGACGCAGGGCCCCCTGCCATTCCCACGGACCCTACAAAAACACCAGCTATTGTCATAGAAGTATGGGCATCAGGGGCTACTTATTCTCTGCACCCATCTTTGTTGCGAAAAAGAAAACGCAAACGCATTTCTTTGTAATTTTATTGCAGATGGCAGTCTGGCTTCCTGCACAAAATAAGTTTTACCTGCCACCACAACCCACAACGCGTGTGTTGCACACCGATGAGTATGTCACCAGGACACGCATTTTTTATCATGCCAGCAGCGATCGCCTTCTGACCGTCGGCCATCCCTTCTATGACATCTACAAAGAGCAGGAAGTGATTGTTCCTAAAGTGTCACCCAACCAATACAGGGTCTTTAGGCTTCGCCTTCCTGACCCTAACAATTTTGCATTTGGAGATAAATCTCTATTTAATCCAGAAAAAGAAAGGCTGGTGTGGGCCTTGAGAGGACTAGAAATTGGGAGAGGACAACCTTTGGGGGTGGGTGTCAGTGGTAACCCTACTTTTGATAGATATGCAGACGTGGAAAACCCAAACAAAAACCCAACAGGACATGCAGAAAATTCTCCTGACCCACGAGTAAATATGGCTGTAGACCCTAAGCAGACCCAAATGTTTATGGTGGGCTGTAAGCCTGCTCTTGGAGAACATTGGATTAAGGCTCGATGGTGCAATGGCGCTGCACATGCAAGCCAGCAGTGTCCTCCAATAGAGCTCAAAAATAGCACTATTGAGGATGGTGACATGGTGGATATAGGCTTTGGAGCCATGGACTTTAGGAATTTGCAACAAAATAGATCAGCAGTGCCTTTGGATATTGCAGACACACAGTGCAAATACCCTGACTACATTAAAATGGCAAATGAGCCGTATGGTGATAGGTGCTTCTTCTTTGTCAGAAGAGAACAGCTGTATGCAAGGCATCTATCGACCCGTTCAGGGCAGGTAGGAGAACCTGAGCCTGAAAGAACAGTAGCCACTAGATCCACATACCCCACTTTGAATTATTTCAGCACACCAAGTGGCTCTTTGGTTTCCTCAGAGGCCCAATTATTTAATAGGCCTTATTGGATCCAGCGTTCTCAAGGCCAAAACAATGGCATTGCTTGGGAAAATCAGCTGTTCATAACAGTAGCAGACAATACACGTGGGACCCCTTTGACTATTAATGTGGGGCCCGACGACAGGGCAGAGGATGGAGAGTACAAAGCAGGCAGCTACAAAACCTATTTGAGGCATGTTGAAGAATTTGACATTTCTGTTATTTTGCAGCTATGCAAGGTGCATTTGACACCAGAGAATTTAGCCACCATACATACAATGGATCCAAATATTATTGAGAGCTGGCATTTAAATGTAAACCCACCTTCAGGTGCTCTTGACGATACATATAGGTATATTAATTCTTTAGCAACCAAATGCCCAACAAATGTTCCACCTAAAGAAAGAGAGGACCCTTATGCAAACATGAAATTTTGGGAGGTTGATTTGAGGGACAAACTGACAGAGCAGCTGGATCAAACTCCACTGGGCAGAAAGTTTCTTTTCCAAACAAATGTATTGCAGGGTGGAGGCACTAAGCGTGCAAGGGTGACTACCACAGTGTCCAGAGAAAAACCTGTAAAACGTAGGCGCGGAAATAAATAAATGGATGTAATTGATTTAATAGCTTTGGTCAGTTTGTTCATTTAAATGGGCCAATGGCCTGTGTGCGCGCGCTCTCTAAATTTGCACCAGTGCCAGCACTGCACTTAAACCTTGGCGGTCTGCCTCGCCAAAGTGTCTGCCAAGAACTTGTACTGCCAAAAAATAGGATTACCGTAACCGCTACCGGTGTTGGCTGTTTTCCCGGACCGAAAGAGTTACTCATAGACCGGAGGCGATCGAACGC